GTCGTCCTGCTGCGGTCTGCGGCCACGTTGAGACTCGTACTGTGCCAATTCTGGCAATCCCATCTGAGCGGCAAACGCGGCCTTCTCAGTCGGGTCTAGTTCTTCCCACTTGATCGTAATGCTCGGCTTCGGCGGTGTCGGCGGGGTCGCCTCCATAGCCTCTAGTTGCTTTATGATGACGTCCTTGTTCTTGATCTCTGACGAGGAGACGAGGATCTTGGCCCACGCGGGGCCGTGCTGGGCAATCTGGGGTAGGGTCGTCTGTAGCGTGTCATACGCTTCTTGCTGAGCGTTGACGTACTCTGTGACGTCCTTCAGGATGATGTCGAACGTCCGCTCCTTCAGGGAGTCCAATGTCCCGGACTTGACCTTGATCGTCTTAACTTTGTCTTCGTCGTCCGTGATCTGGAAGACCATGTCCTCGTCGAAGTACTGCTTCACGAGATCGACTAGGAGCCGAGCCCGGATACGGCGAGTCCTCCGGATGTTGTCAAAGATACCGACTTGCGAGAGGTGGTATGGGAGCTGGGCTTGTGCGATGCCCTTGCCTGACCGGATCTCTCCACTAGGCTGTAGATAGTCCTCACCGGAGAGCATCTGGAACTCGGCCTTGCTCTCCTGGAGCATCTTGTAATTACCTTCGGAGATGTCCGTATTCTCTAGAATCTCGACCTTGTCGAAGAACCCGGGGTTTGTCTCGATAATCCCGTCAGACAGCGCCATGTTCTCGGCAAGCTGGTTCTTGTCAGAAACGGCACCGCGTTCGATCTTGGTCTTCCGGCTGTTCAGCATATAAAGGGCGCGGGACCGCCGGGCGCAGACTTCACGGAGGGGGTCAATCAACCGCCACGCGCGACCGACAGGCTGGCCGTCCTTGTTCTTCATGACGTAGAACGGGATGAAGGGGTACTGGTCCGTCCGGTAAGGACTTTCCTCGGCCTTCTTAATCATGACGTGACCAGCAAAAACGGCACAGTACATCTGGTCGACCATCTTCGTGTCGCGATAGGAGCCCTTGGCGTACTTCAGAATGCGGCGGGCTTCGACCTCGTCAAACTTCTCGATACAGGACCCGTCTTTCAGGTAAATGACTTCTTTCGGGACATGTTCCTTCCACCAAGCCTCGACGGGGCGGATCAACCGGCGCTTCGAGTCGAAGTAGTTGGCAATAAGATTCTTCGATATTTCGGGATCTAGTGTGCTGAAGAGGTTGTTACTAGACGGGGACATCTCCAGAGCGGCCTTGAGCTGTACCTTCTTGTCCGGCCACTTGTCGAAGCCTTCTTCAATGGGAATCCACTTGCTCCGGAGGATATACCTGGCCCCTCCGCGCTTTTCATTCCAGTCGTATCTCCGGCAGAACGGGTCCGGGAAAACGGCGTATTCATCTTCGGCACGAGTAAAGACCCGGTAGCCGCCTGTCGGGGACTTCTCGACGCCGACTTCCATGACGCCGTAGCCGCCGATCCAGCCTTGCTTGACGACATCGGCTTCTTCGAACGTATATTCGGTGTCCTGGTCAATGAACCGGATGATCTCGGACAACGCCTCGGCTGCCTTGTCGTCGACCGGAGCGTTCCGGCCTGCGAAAGCCAACGTCAACTTCTGGCGCTTGTACTGACCCTCGAAGCGTTCGTAGTCCGCCTGGAGGAGGTTGATGACGACCGGAGCTTGCTGCCGTTCTTTCAGAATCCGTTTTTCTTCTTCAGTCCAGACGTCGCCCTGGTAGTACTTGTTGACGAGGTTACTGTCCTTGAACCAGGCTTGGCGAACTGGATGGTCTGCGGCCTCTCGCATTAACTCCAAGAGGAGCGCGATTTGCTCGTTCGTCTTCTTGCCGTAGATTCTGATAGACATGTTATGCGGTGACGTGCTTCGTAGCCCACATCACGGCCTCTTCGACTTTAGTCTTAGCTACAGACAGCTCGCGGCTATGGCCCAGTCCGTCTAGATAGTCCCAAAGCGCTAGCCCTATGTCCTTAACTGTCTGCATAGCGTCTTTGTCGGCCTCTGTTAGCTGCTTGTACTGGTGGCGCATTACGTTATTCATAGTTACCCCGTAGCCCAGGTTCCCCGTCGGTGTCGTTTGTGGTGTCTCGTGTTGAACGGTCTGTCCAGCATCCGACGGACATGCCGGGCGAGCGCGTAGGAGTCTAGAAAGTTAGGGCTAGACAACCCCCGCTTCTTCATATCTTTCTTCGACTCAATCTTGATCTTGCCGCTAGGTTGGATCGCCCACTTGATCGTATTGCACTCGTTCATCAGCTCCGGGCGGTTCGGGATCTTGACGATGCCCTGTTGGAACTCCTCCCGGACGCGCCAGAGGATTTCGTCTCTCAGCTTGTCGAACCGGACGTCATTCGCCGGAGACTCTGAGACATTGATTGGATAAAGAAGCTGGATATTGCCGTAACGCTCCAAATGGTCATAAACAGAAGCACCAACGCCAATGATATCCACACCGACGCCGTGCGGCACGTCGACCGCGTCTTTCTGGTCAGCCAGGACGGAAGAGGCCCATTCAGCGACTTGTATGCCACTTAGATGTTGATATTCTCGGATGTCAGTGGTGACCATTCCCCGACAAGTCGTGATGACTGTCGAGTCGTCTCCATAGCGAGCCACGTCAATTCCGATGGCAAGGGGGTCGTCTGCGGTGTAATCCAAGTCTCTAGATTCTGCGGCAAGTAGCCAGTCCCACGGTACAAGGGCATCAGGAGCGGCTGTGGGTGGTAGCCCGAGTACGCGGACTCTGTACGCGTTGGAGTCGGCTCCATATTTGCGAAGCATTCGCTGGACGTGTGCCTGGTTGACATTCTCGGACTCCTCTGCGTTCCAACGTTTACAAATCCATTCGCCGCGATGGGTCGTCACGGCGGCTTTGACGATAGTTCCCTCGCCGATGTCAAAGCCTCCTGCGGAGTCTTCTTTGACTTCGCGAGGAGACCCGTAGTGACTGGCGTAGAAGAAGCCGTGAGGCCGGGTGCAGTTCCCGATCATGAGGACGACGTTAATCCGTCCTCCGAGTCCGCCCTCTAACGGTCTCATGACGGCGTCTGCGACGCCCGAGGCTTCGTCGACGACGATGAGCTTGTACGGCGCGTTAAACCCGGCTAGTGTCTCGGCTTGCTCCTCTTCCGAGGAGTTCGTCGTCACCGTCCGAGGGATAGCAAACCATTCTTTACTGCCGACTTCCTTCAGAAACAGCTTCTCGGCCTGGTGGACGATGATGTCGTTCAGAAGGGACTGCCGGAGCCACTTGTGCAGCTCAGACCAGAGGATCGACCGGAGCTGGGCGTCTGTCGGAGCCGTGCAGAGGATCTTCGGATAGAGGGTACAGACCATGAAGTGCAGAATGATCCAAGACGCCAAGGCGTCTTTCCCGGTCGTATGACCGGAGTGAATGCTCATACCGATCTTCCCGGCCATCTCCGCTTCGGCTGTAGATAGTGGTACTTTCCGGAACTGCCGGTCCTTCGCGAGGAGAAGCCGACCCCAATCTTCCAGCGCTTCCCGCTGTTGGGAGGTCAATGATTTGACCTGGAGGGCTTCCTCGACGAATTGGACCGGGTTCGCGAACCACTGGGCTAGTTTTCGCCCAAACGCGGTAACTGACTCGGCCATTAGTACTTAGGTCTCTTTTTGCGCGCCATCGTTTCTCCTGTAGCCTCCGTGGGCTGCCGTGTAGCTCGCTTGTAAGAACCGAGGGCAGTACGTGAAATAGAATTCCCTGGAGATGTAGTGCTCGACTAGATGCCGGAGCCGTTGGTTCAATGTCATCCGTTGTGCGAACTTGATACTAAACATCTAGATACAGGCGTACTCCGGAGAAGAAGAGTTGACGAAGTTGTCGTCGTTAAACGTCGGGGCGTGACAGGGGTCTAGTGTTTCCTCGGCCTCTAGTTCGATCTGGACCGGAACAGGGGCACAGGAGACGGACGCCGCGAGGATGATGACGAGGAAGATCCACACGACGTCTCCTGTAGTTTTGGCCGGCACCCGTTTCGCCAGGCTGCCCGGGCATTGCTCAAGTAGTAAGTCGGCCTAGTTGGTAGCGGGTGCCGGAATTGAACCGACTCGGAGCGGCTTATGAGGCCGTCCAGCTCACCGTTGCTGCTCCCGCTATGTAGTCGTTTGAAGCTCGGCTTTTGGCGTGGGAAAAGCAGAGCTAGAAAACCCGGTAATTGGAGCCGGGGTTTAACGTCCTTGCCCGGCGGGGACGGCCTGCACCCTGTTCCGGAGAACGGCTAGCGTTCGATAGAACGAGTATCGGCGTGACTATTTGACTTTTGCTGACTCTTGCTTGACCTTCGCGACTATCGTCTCGACTGCCTGGTCGACGGCCTTCGAGAGGGCGTCCCTGGTGAACATCAATGCTGGAGACCCTAATTCTTCGAGGAGGGCGTGTTTGAAGTCCGCCATCTTCATCCGGAGGGAGATCGTCTTCGAAGAGAAGTCAACCTCGATCTGGGGATGGTTCCAATGCTTCGAGATCGTCAGGAACTCCATCAGACGACACGCCTCCCGATGGCTGAAATGTACATGCTAGACGCGGCCCCTGCCGCTGTCCCTGCGATGACTCTGATCCGTTCGTTCAGTGCAAGCGTCAGCCGGGGGATGGAGACTTCTACCGTTTCGCCTGCCGTACAGCCCCCGAGGACGTTGACGTTCGCGTTGTTCGCTGCGTTCCGGTGTTCGATAACTAAGCCTTTGCCGACGGCGACGGTGTCTGACGCGGATAACTGGATGTCTAGTTCGTAGTCCCCAGCCGGGAGCGCCCCGGTGTCACACTGGACCGCGTTCGCAGTCGGGGCAGCCGTCTTCGCTGAAACGAACGTAAATGGCGTCACAGCCCCTAATGAGACCGGGACGGGTGTTGACCTTAGTTCGGCGTTCGTCAGCGGTCCTGTGACCGCGTGGGAAGGGACAGAGGCCAAAGAAACGGGCTGGGTAGCCGGGAAATTGGAAACAGAGACGGACCCGGATACCGGCTGCGTCCCTGGAAAGTTAGAAACTGATACCGCCCCGGAGACTGGTTGGGTCGCGGGGAGATTGGATACCGCTACAGTCCCAGAGACGGTGCCGGTGACAGGAACCGGGGAGGCCCGGAGTTCGTCATCCGTCAGCCCGGGCTCTGAGGGATTAGAAACCTCGACCGTGCCGACGACGGATTGAGTGACCGGGAAGTTCGTAACCTCGACTTGCCCGCCTGCGGCCTGAGCTTGTGCCTGGGGGGTACTAGCTTTGACCCAACAAAGGGCGTCTGTATCCCAGACGAGACCCCCGGCTAGATACGCCTTGGCGTCGTAGTCATAACCTTCGCCGCCCCTAACTAGACTCATAACTACTTGACTACAAGCAGGACCCCGACGAGGACCCCGAGTGAGAAGGCTAGGAAGACCATCATGAAGATCGGCACGCTAGGCCCCCGCCTGGACGCCGGACTGAAACTCGTCCCAGATAGGCTTGAACCACTCGATAAACTGACGCTTTGCGTACTCCAGCTCCTTCTGGTTTATCTGGGTCATCCAGGGTTCGTGCCCTTCGGGAAGCGGTGTTACATGTGGCCCGTAGTCCGGCATGCCTAGGCCCCCGAAACGTAAGTGGTTGAAAACGTTAGGCCGTGGGCGGTGTACTCTCAGGACCGCATGTCACCCCGGCTGCCCCTACGCAGATCCGCCCCAGGCAGTGACAGTCGCCCGTGGCCTAACTAGCTGATTTATTTATCCCAGCCGCCCATAACCCGCCTATATTTTCAAGTGTCCCGCGAAGAGGTCTAGGCCCGAAGTTCAGTCACGAGTCCCCCTTGGCCCCCCGTCAATTAGTAGCGTAACATCCATACACCTACACAACTAATAGACGCGCCTAGGTATGAACTATGCAATAGCTAGATGCGTGCCCGAACTAGAAAGCTAGGAGCTAGGCGGAGTTGAGGCAAGGTCTACTCCCTCAGAGACTACCTCAGCACTGGAACCCGTTGATTCTATTACACTTGCACTAGACTCCGAGTCTAGCGCTGGCTCTTTCGCCTTGTCTTTCGAGTCAAGCGCCTTGTCTACATCCGAGTGAACAGCCTGCAACGTCTTTACTAGTAGCCCGATGTTCTCTGTACTTTGACCCTGCAAAAGCCTAACGTGCTTGCCGACTACATCTAACGCTCTAGCTAGATCACCAATAGAAACGCGCTTGTTCGCAGTCTCGACTAGTAGTCGTTTTAAGAGCGCATGTTCAACAGTCTCGAAGACAGTCGCCTTATGCTCTCTGTATGCTGCGAGTGTCTCCGGATTGTCTGCTATGTCTAAGAACTTTGAGAGAGCTACTCGGACACTCTGACCAGTCGCGCCGAAGACTTCGCCTATCTCATCATATGACAGCCCTTGTGTAACTCTTAGTCGGAGTGCTTTCGGTACATCTATCTTTTTCTGGACTGCTAGGACTCTCGTAGGCTTAGGCTTTGCCAAGTTCACACCCTTATATATGTTATACGGAGCAAACCTGTTTTTAGTACCATAAAAGATATGTAAAAGATATGTGGTACTGTTTCCCTGTTTCAACCGTATAACGTTTAGGGCCGGCTAAGCCTTATAGCTTAGCTAAGCTTCCCCGTCCGAATCCTAATCCTCTTTTAATCTTCTCTTAGTGTCCGACCCCTCTTTCCTTGCCCTACCCTGTCACATACTGTCTTATTATCATCACATCACGTAGCATTATTAGCACAGTACTGTCTTATAAATATGACAGAATGCTCTTAGCCTAGCTATGCCAGTACAGTATTATCAATATCTTAGCTCGTAGCATTATACGGCATACATACTGCATAACGTCACAGTATTACGATGTTAACCCCTCTCGAAAGGAAGGACGTTATGGGATTCCCCGCAAGGTATGACGGCACCTGTCTACGGTGCGGAAAGCATGTCAAGCAAGGCACGTATGTCACCTGGTCGCGCAGA